TTTTTGACATTTTATTATTTTTTAAATGGTTAAGTCGTAAAGATACTAAATTTTACATTTACAATTTTGAGATTTCAAAATATCTATTTCTGCTTTTAGTTCTTGTATTGATTTAACTAATAAAGGAACAATTTTAGAATAATCAACTGACTGCATTTCTTCTGCATCTTTTTCTCCTGAAACTGCATCAGGTAAAACCTCGTGAAGTTCGTGAGCCATTACACCATAACTTCTGCTTTCATCTGTTTTCCATTTAAAGTCATAAACAGGTATTTTAGAAACCATATCTAATCCTGCAAAGTCTTTTAAATCTTCTTTTAGTCTGTAGTCAGATGATGTGTTGTAAGCAGTTGCAGAACCATTAGTAGTTATTGTACCTACCCAACTATTTGCATTTCCAAAAACCATATGATTTGAAGCACCTGTTCCATTAGAGCCACTATATAAAGCATAATTGTCTTGTGCTTCTATAAATAAACTATCTATTGTAGGTGTTGCACTTGTTGTTCCAAAACCAACATCCCCCCCACTTGTAATACGCATTCTCTCTATTGTATTCCCACCAGAGGATGCAGTAGTAGAAAATTGTAAATAACCTCCTGCACTTCCACTTGTAGAAGTTTCCTTTCTACCTGCAATAGCAGCAAATTGTATTTGTGATGTTCCTGACCACACTCCACCTAAACTTATTTGTCCACCCTTATCAATTCCTAAAGTATCAGTAGTAGAAACAAATAGATTTCCTGCACTATTAACAGCTTTATTTGTGTCATTTAAAGTCAACTTTGCATTAGGACTAGTCGTTCCTATACCTACGTTGCCTACAGTATCAATAACAAGTTTGTCAGAATATCCCGAACCACTTGTTTGGAATTTAATCTTTCCTCCATCAACGCCCATATATCCTATTGTACCATCGTCAGAATCTTTTAACCCAATAAAAACCGAACCACCTGTACCCTCAAAATTAGCTACAGTGGCACTACCCTTTACGTGAAATTCAGTATCAGGACTATCCGTTCCGATACCTACGTTTCCAATATTATTAAAATAAGTATTTCCATTAGCTGAAATTGTGTTTTTTAATACACCATCAGAAAACATTTGTAAAGTTGCTTCGCCACCTGTTCCTGTTGAATCTATTAGAAAAACTGTATCTCCTGTTTCGCCTACACACTTAATAAAATCGCCACCTGCTGTATTGTTTGTAAGAACTAAATTATGGTCTCCTCCTGATTTTGTTATATTTACTTGTCCTGCAAAAGTTGCGTTTGTTCCTATACTAACATTATTAGTGTCAAAATTATGTATAATAGTACCTGCTTTTCTTAATCCTAATATCTGACCTTCGCCACCTGTTGAACTTCTACCTAATTGCATAGCAGCAGAATCTGAAGAAACTTCTATTGTAGGAACTGTAGTTGAATACTTTAATCCTATTCCTGTTTGGTCAGAAAATCCACTTGCTGGGTTTACAACAGTATTACCTATTAATACATTTCCTGCAAAAGTTACATTTCCTGCAAAAGTTGAGTTTCCAGAACTGTCTATTGTTAACCTTTCTTCAACTCCATCTGAAATATTAAAAACACCATTGTATGTAGCTAAATTCCATTCATTATTACTGTCTTTAACAGACAAAGAAGCACCATTAGAACCACTATTTTGAACCTGTAATACTTTACCCCATCCTTGAGGATTATCTATTGTTCCACTACCTACTAAAACATTTCCTGCAAAAGTTGCTGCTCCTGCACTATTTATTGAAAGTTTAGCTGTACCACCTATATTTATTGCAACTGTAGAACCATCTATAATTAAAGGTTTATAAACACTATTATCTCTATCATAAGACTGGAAAAAACTTGTTTGTGCATTATAGAAAATTTCAGCTCCTGCTCCTGTTGGATAATTAGGTGTGCCAAAACCTGTTACTTTAAATGCTCCATTTGCCTGTAATCTTCCTGAGAAATTTCCTACACCATTAGGGTCAAGATAAAAGTCATTTGATACTCCTGACCTACCTAATAAAAAGTAACCATCATTTCTAGCAATAAAAGTCCAACTTGGAGTTCCTGCTGTATTACTATTCATAAAGATTTGAGGCGTAGCTTGACCTTGTACATATAAATAACCATTAGTAGTAACTGCTCCATCAAAAGTTCCTGAACCTGTAAAACCTACAGATAGATTATTATTAAAAGTTGATATTGTTGACCCTGCATTATTTCTAACTATTATATTACCATTAGTTGTTCCTGAAGTAATTTGATTTATAATTATATTAGATGAAATTAAAGAACCACCTGTAGATACAGTTCCTGTAAAAGTTCCTGTAGTCGCTTCTAATCCTGCTATTAATAAATCTCCTGCTACATATCCTGCACCACCAATATTAACTGTTGTTGTGGGTTCAACTGTTAAGCCTTTAAATAGCTTAAATTTATTACCATCTGAAGCATCAGAAAATAAACCTAAATATCTTCCTGTACCATCATTGTAATCTCCATACAATCCAATATCTAAGCTGTTAGCTGTATTGCCTTTTGCTAATTGTATTAAAGGATCTACGACTGCTAGTGTTTGCGAGTTTACGGTCGTTGTAGTACCGTTTACTGTAAGATCTCCTGCGATCGTTACGTCACGCCCCGTAAATAAATCGCCGTTCCTAGAGATAGTTAATGCAGTTGTATCTAAAACAAAGTTATTTGATGTTCTAAATACTATTGATTGAGTTACTGCTGCTTGGTCTATATAAAAATTACCTGTGAAATTTCTTAAAATAGAGCTACCACTAGATTCGTGTCCAATAATAATATCGTCTCCTGTTCCATATTTACCAAATTGAGAATCAGGAACTGAAGTTCCACCTGAAAACGCTCCATTTCCTGTAACTGATATTCCTGTGCTTAAAGTTGTTAATATTGTTGCACCATTGTTTTTAAGTTCTACTGCATTTCCTATGCAATCAATATATCCTACACCATTAGTTTTTTGTATTTGTATTCGGCTTCCTCTAATACTTAACCCCCCTGTTCCTGTATCTGTAATAAAAGAATCATTTGAATCGTGATAAATCACTAATCCATCACTAGCTGTTCCATAAATAGACTTTACATTATCATTATGGATAGTATCGCCTGTCATTGTTCCACCAATCAAAGGTAGAAAAGAACCACCTGCTCCAGTAATCGTGCCTGTTACCTCTAAATTACCTGTAACTTTTGCTCCTGCTGAAACTGTTTCTAATCTTTTTGTTCCATCATAGAAAAACTCATTTGCACCATCTGAAAAGAAATTAGCGATAAATTCTCCAAGTCCTGGCTTTAAGATTCTAAAGTTAGTTGATGATAATTTTAAATCTCCTGTTGCATTAGCTATAAAACTATCTGAACCTTCGTGATAAATCTGTAAGTCTTGGCTTGTGCCTAGTCTAATTTTGCTATTATCTAACAAATCAATATTACCACCTGTAACATCAACACCATTTGTAACTTGAATAAACCCACTTACTTTTGCTCCTGTGTTTGTAGTTTCTAATTTCTTTGCGTTATCATAGTATAAAGAAACAGCACCATCTGCAATAGCAGTTATCATTGATTCACTAGCTGCTTGATTTCCTATAAAAATATTGTCTTGTGATAAGATTAATTGCCTACTTGAATTTGATTGTATAAAATTTGAATTTGTAGAGGCATTATGATATATTTCAAAATCTGCTGATGTTCCATAAGATGTTTTAACATTGTCGTTTAAAACAATATTACCTGTCATAGTACCCCCTGCAAGTGGCAAGAATGAGCCACCTGAACCTGTGATAGTTCCTGTAACTACTAAGTCTCCTGTTACTTCTGCTCCTAAGTTTGTTGTTTCAAACTTTTTAGAGTTATTGTAATATAAATTAACAGCACCCCCAACATTAGCAGTAATTAAACTTGATGTTCCATCTGCTGATTTAAACCTAAAATTTTCAGCTTGAATATAAAACTGCCCTGAACCTAATTCTTTAATATAACTATCGCCCCCTGCATCGTGATAGATTTGTAAATCACTTGATGCACCCATTAATATTTTACTTGTATCAGTAAACGTAATGTCATCCCCTGCACTTACTAGAATATCTTTTCCACTTGTTGTGTTTCCGAATCCTAAAACCTCTGTCAAGGTATCTGTTTGCGAGAATTTAGTATCGACGTATAGCTTAACTGCCGCACTTGTTGGCAGACTAGTGTTATTATCGTAATTCTCTATGCCGTCAGTAGACGTTACGAAACGAGTTATTGTAACCCCTGTGCCTGTATCTTTAAGCGAACCCCATTCTAAAATAGCTGACACCTTAAAGTCTCCTGCTGTGTTTAGATATAACCCCGATTGATTACCTGATCCGTCGGTTAATTCTTTTAGAGCTGCAGTTAAAACCGCATTATCAATAGTCTTAAACAGACCTTGGTATGTAGCTGATATTTTAGTGTTAAATAGAGTTGCCATTCTTTAATTTTTTTGTTTTGTTATTTTGAATCTTCTTTAAAAAGATCTTTAATTTCTTTATGTTTTCCTTTTTTATCTTGTAATTCATAAAACCCAACCGTTAAAAGTTGCATCGTATGAAGGGTATATATCGTCATTTGTGTTGCTAGTGTATTCGGGAAAGAGGGTTTGATTAAAACTCATGTAATCAATAAACCTCCTAGAATACCATTCGGCGTTTGTTCTAGCCTTTTCGACTAGATAATCAACCTCTTCTTTAGAAACGGTCTCTGCGTTCTCGGATCGATGCTTAAACATGCCTCCGTTGCGTATTTGATAACTAGCAAAAGGAATATAATCTACTTGAGCAAACCAAATTAGCATCGCTACAATATAATCGTCTAGCAATAGTTTCCATCTAGCGTTTGCGGGTAGATCTATACCCGCCGTTATCGCATCAGTTAATGCGTTATACATTTTTGTGCCTAAATAATTCTGTATATGAATTTCTTGAGCAAGTTTAATGAACTGAATATATTTGTCTGTATCGACATTCCCATCAATAATTGAATTTCTTACAAGATCTGTTCTGTTTATAAATAATACTGTTGCCATAATTTCTTTTATTTTGGATAAACGCCTCTCCCTGCTTGTTTGTCTGTCGCTATCGCTGCCTTTTTAGAGCCTCTAGGAGACCTTAACGCTGACGCAGGAATAGTTCTAGTCTTTTTATAGTTGCCTAAGTTCTTAGATACCTCTGTTTGGCTCTCTAGCCTATACAGTACCCTTACCCATTTGTGCTGACAGAATACTCCACCCTTTAATTCAAAGATGTTGTAATCCATACTAGGCTTATGTCTAAATTCTACGTTTACATTCTCAAAATAACTCGCTTTGTCAATGTCCTCTATACGCCATACAGTTCCTTTGCTACTCATTGCCATCATCTGAGTACAGAAATCTCTCGATTCGCCTGATTTACTCATGCCTCTTGCATATTTATAACGGATCTTATATAAACCGTTTTTAGAGTCTAGATCGCTGTAAGCTGATCCATCGTTTTTTGATGTTACAAAATCTTTTAATCCTACGATCCTTTTAATCTTTGAAAGAGTTGTTTCTGGCTTTTCATTAATTAAAAAAGTAGCCCAGTCTTCATTACTATATTCTGAGTCTTCGTCTAATTCGTCAACCACAGACCATTCGTCATTCATTTGTACTCCTGAGTCAGCTAGAGATCCTAAAACGACTTTAACACTATCACTAGATAGCTTTGTAGTGCATAATTTAGTCTCCATTTCAACTCCTGTTTCCTCTTCTATGTCTTCTTTATCCTGTATCGAGCTATCAACCTCTGTAAATTCTAGTGGCTGTAACGTCGTAAAATAGAGGTTTAAAGAAATATCGTTAAACGCTAGTAGATGATCAAAACAATCGATTAGAAGCTCTTGAAATGGTCTTATAACTGTGTTATCCATTAATAAAGATGCCGTCTTAATTTCATCTGCATTACTTGAGAAACCTGAACTGGTTCTAATACCTAATAAAAAAGGCGAAACAACTCTATGACTAACTTGAATCTTAGATTGTGATTCCTCTGATAGAAATTGATATTGATTGTGAGCATCCGATAATTGTACAGGAGTAATTTCTGCCTGACTCTCTTTATTATCGTTAAATGCTAGGATAAATTTACCCGCATTACTCGTTCCTGAGAATTTCTGAGCAATCTTAGACTCGATTAATTGACGTTCTTCCTGATTCGGTGTACCATTATTAAAATTAATTAGCATACTAGGAGCTAATCCATTCATTATGTTGTTTAAATGGTAGTTAGAAACCTCCTCTTCTAGCTCTGCGTACTGCAAACCTCCTTGATAATCGACAGGAGAGTAATAGTAAAATCCAGACTTGTAAGGTTTAATATAGTATATCTCAATATCTTCGTTTGACATACCGTATGCGGGTATTCTAAGTGGCGTATCGCTTCTTTTAATGTTAGCCCAGTCCTTAAAGTAATAGTAAGCGGGTATATCGCCGTCGTCATTACACTTCTCAGCTCTAAGCGTCTCTATTGGCATGTGTTCTAATTGAGCGATCTTCTTTCTGCCTTTAGAATATATTACTTGAATAGCACATTGCCCCATTAATTTAAGATCATAACAGAGTTTTCTTACTACATCCTTTTTAAATAGCGAAATCATCTGAGCATACTCGTTTGGTTTCCTATTAGCGTCTGTAGCGTTTAATCCTTTGCCGTAAATAGCTTGACTGATACCGTTAATCGCAGCGTTATTGGTCGGGCTTCCATTATACCTGTCAATTAAGTACTGAAAGTAGTTGTTATCTGCGCCATATTCGATCCAGTCCTCGCCATTTACTTCTTTTATTTCAGGGCTAGTATAAGTGCTAAGATTTACTATGCCGAACTCTGAAACTTTTGAAGCTCTTTTAAACTGTCCTTTGTTATTTCTTAATCTTGTGTTTTTCATGTTACTGTATATGTATTATCAAATCCACTATAGAACGTAAATTGTCCTTTATTTAATTGGTAATGATCGTTGTCGTTTAACTGGTCTATGTCTTGATCTGTACAAAATATTTTATCTCTAAATATGTCTTCTTTAAAGTCTGAATCTATTTGCCATAATACATCATATAAATTCCAGAAACTATTATTTGTATTCCAGTAATTATAATCTACAAAGATATGCAGATCATAAAAATGTGCTTCGACTAAAACAGGAGTAAATGCTTTATTTATCTGTAAGTAATTACCTACGGTTGTTCCTGTCTGGTTAAGATAATTGACTGTAACATTAGTACTGTCGTCTCTTACCCTTATTGTAAAAGTACTATCATCATACTGTCTAGGTATTATTGAAAATGTTTGAGCCGCAGCCGAGGTGGTTAAGATTATCATACACTTATATAACGTAAAAAATTAAGTTATTTGTAGAATTAGCCTAAACAAAAAAAAAAGCCCCCTATTATGGAGGCTTAATTTTAGACTAAAAAAAACAATTATTAAACACCGGGTACTGGTGGTGCAGCTAATGTTGGATCTATTTGAGACGCTGAAGATGTTACAGCCGTAGTTAAAAAGTACGGTGCTCTCTCTTCCATGCCTTCCATAGTAATCGTAAAGCCAGACAGATCTCCTGCCGCAGCTCCTGTTACTACAGTGCCTCCTGTTAATTCCATACCGTTTTCAAAACCACATAGGAAACTGTTTCCATAGTAATCTTCAACGACAACGTAAGGTCTCGCTACAGCTACTGTTTGTAGTTCTGCTTGAGTCATAGCGTCTAAGAATGTTAATGTTAAATTTAATGTTTGAGTATAAAAAGTTGTCCCATTTTCTCTGCTACTTGTTACAGTAGTTTCTAAACTTGAGTTTCCTTTTACATCATATTGATACCATGTTGGAGATCCTGTTAATGCAGTAACCTCCTTAGTAGTAGCGTCTATAGTTAACCCAGTAATTGCACCGAAGTCCGCCATAAATACAGTTTTAATACCGCCAAAAGCGGATTTACATGGGACTGAACGCCCCGTTGATAGTAGACAAGCCATATTTTTTATATTATTTTAAAAAAAAAGGGCAAGCAGATAATTCCGACCTGCCCTAATTTATTGATTATTATTAATTCCTATGCGTATTCCACAAGGTCAGAAGCGATTCCGAACTGAACAGTAGATGTAAATCTCATTACCATTCTCACATTATTCGAAGCGTCCAAATCCGCCATATCTAAAACCTTAACAACATTCGTGTCATTTAAGATTCCAGTTCCAAAGTATAAGTTGCTTCTTTGAGCAGCGTACATTTTGTTTACACTTAATCCTGGACAAACAAATACCTTAACACCATTTACAGTTAAAGAACCGTTGTTCCACCATTGTGTACCTT